ACGCCGTGGATCGTTTCGGGCATATCGATTAGTCGTACGATTATAGCGTCCATTCCTTTACCTCGGCATCAGCATAACCGAGGCCCTGTCCTTTTAGTCGTTCTCCGCGAACGCGTTCAGTATTTTGATGACGCGCTCGATGTCGTCCACGGAGGCCTTGTCCGCAGCCATAAACAGGTCGCGCATCTCTGGACGGCCAGCGAAAGCCTTCTCGAGGACCTCGGCGCGAAGCGTTTCTTCTTCCTCTACGAGGTCGGCCTTGGAGCAGTCGAAAAAGATCGCCATACGCTCGATTTTATCGATGCGCGGATAAGAGATCGCGTTCGCCCAGTTATTGACCGTGTTATACGGAACCTCGATGGCATCGGCCAGCGCGACCATCGTCACGCCTTTTTTAGCAAGATAGCGACGGATGTTCTTCGCCATCGTTTCCTTGTTACCCAGATTATTTTCCATCGTCAGCACGTCCTTTCCTTTATAAAGTGGTAAACCCATTATAATCCGTCCTCACAAAAAAGTAAAAAGAAATTGAGAAATATGCAATTAAAGTATTGCAATTCCCCATTTTATGGGGTAATATAAAATAAAAAACCCTTTTTAATGGGGACCAAAAGGAGGTAACAAAATGGTAGAAATTAAGACCTTATGGGACGGCGACACTTACGTTTATCTTGTCTATGTGGACGGCGAACATCGCGGATCGCATTGGACTTACGAGGATGCAAAAGCCGAGGCCAAAAGGTACGAAGAAGAATAACTACAGGAGGCACAAATGGCACTTACACTCAAGGCGGCACGCGTGAACGCAGGCCTAACACAGGCCGAAGCCGCGAAAATCATCGGGGTCAGCGAACAGACCCTCGTCAAGTACGAAAAAGGCACGGCCTACCCGAACGTCCGCACGCTGAAGCGCATCGAGGACGCTTACAAGGTCGAGTACCGTGACCTCGTTTTTTACGGCATCTAACCCCATTTAGTGGGGACAAGGAGGTAACTGAAATGGCAAAACACTACAGATGGAACAAGCGCAAGTGCGCACAGAACCTGCTCGCGGTCGCTCTTATCGGCGCGACAGGCTACTTGATCGGGTGGATTTTCGCCCAGTGGTTATTGGCATAGAGAGGAGGTAACAGATGGAAAAGAACAAGAGGGATATGAACCTCATCGCGCTGCAGATGGTAGCGCAGAACGTGGCAAAGGTTATGGAGCTGGAAGGCATCTGCGCGGTTCGGCCAACCTTTAAGAACGGTAGGGAGGTTCCGAGCGTCCAGATGCTCAAAAACACGTTCCTCGAATACTTCGGCGACGACACCGAGTACGAGTACGTGACCTACGGCGAAGATGACACCTATATGGAAACGATGGTCGACGGCGTCCTGTTTTACGCCTTGGTGCATTGATATGTGGAGGGTCATTCACGACAAGACGTTGAACGGATCAGCGCAGCACAAGTTCGCCAGAGTACGGCAGACATCGACCTGTTGGTACGCGTTCTGGTGGTGCCCGAACCGCTTCGGCGTCGGTTGGTACCCTGCCAAGGCCAGCCACACCAAGAACAGACCGGCGCGTGTACCCTGCCTTTTTAGGGAGGAGCACGTCAATAAACACTTTAGAAAGGAGGAGCGATGGGAAAAACCATTGACGGATGGAGCCGTTACGAAGTCGAAAAAGACGGCACGATCCGCAACAAAATCACAGGCCACGTCCTAAAGCCGTCCATCGGTCGAACCGGCTACGCAACTGTAGAACTGTTCGCTGATGGAGGAAAACACAAACGGCTTCTGGTGCATCGGTTAGTGGCAGAGGCATATCTGCCGAACCCGAACAACCTGCCCTGCGTGAACCATAAGGACGAAACACGCGACAACAACGACGTATCGAACCTCGAGTGGTGTACGCACAAGTATAACGTCCATTATGGAACGGCACAAGAACGAGCACAAAAGGCCCTTGCCTCGTTCCGTCATAGCGAACGGATAAAAGAGCTGGCAAGGGAAAACGGAAAGATAGTAAAAAGACCTGTCCTGCAGTTTTCAAAAGATGGCGAGCTGCTTGCACGATATGAGAGCGGAAAGGCCGCATCTGTAAAAACAGGCCTGTCACATTCGCACATAATGGAATGTTGCGCAGGAAAACGTTACAAAACTGTGGGCGGTTATATCTGGAAATATGACAAATAGGAAGGGAGTGTTGACTTATTGGTATTCCTGTATTGATTTTAGGCGCAAGCGGCACCGGCAAGAGCACGAGCCTGCGCAACTTCAAAAAGGGCGAGATCGGCGTGCTGAACGTCGCATCGAAGCCTCTGCCCTTTAGGGGCAAACTGGACGTCGCGAACACAAGCGACTACGAGAAAATCAAGGCGACGCTGATGCAAAACACGTTCAACGCCTACGCGATCGACGATAGCCAGTACTTGCTCGCGTTCGAGAACTTCGCGAGAGCGTACGAAAAAGGCTACGACAAGTTCACGCAGATGGCGGTCAACTTCCGCCTGCTGCTCGACACGGTCATCAACGGCACGAGCAACGACACCATCGTCTACCTGCTCCACCATCCCGAGTACGACGAGTTTGGCCATATGAAAGCCAAGACCATCGGCAAGATGCTGGACCAGCAGCTCGGCGTGGAGGGAATGTTCTCGGTCACGCTGATAGCGACCACGGACGGCGAGCACTACAAGTTTGTGACGAACGGCCAGCCGCCTGCCAAGACCCCGATGGGAATGTTCGCGGACAAGGAGATCGACAACGACCTCAAGGCCGTCGACAAGGTCATCCGCGAGTACTGGGAACTGAAGCCGCTGAAAGGAGGCAAATAAATGCGACCCGAACGTATTTCAAACGACATCTATGAGGCCTTATTTCAAAGGTGGTCCATCGGTGCGATGGTGAAAAAATTCGGTGGCGATTATTATCAGACACTCGATCGCGCTTCACAAATGGTCGCCTCCAGATTATCTGACAATTATGAAGGCGCACAGGAATGGTGTTATTGGTTTAGACAAATAAAAGACCAATATCCAAATTCAGCGGTCGTCTACTTTATCGAGAACGAGGAGGGAACAAAAGTTAAAATCGGTAGGACCAAAACGCTATGGCGTAGATTTGAGGAAATCAACGGCACAAGCGGTGGAGGTTGCCGAATACTATTAGCCTTGCCAACTCGTGATGTAGACACAAGTAAAAACCTTGAAGCATATTGCCACCAAACCTTTTATGGGTCGCGCATAGGTGGCGAATGGTTTTCAACCGAAAACAACTCCGTGGCGAACTTCGTTGTTCACTTACACGAGGCTCGTCCTTGGGAAAAGGAGGCTTAATAATGAGCCGCTGGATATACGGCAGCGCGAGCGACCGCGTGGAGCCTCCCGAATACGAGGACGCTCCGCACGTACTCTGCCCTAACTGCTGGACCAAATGCTACGAGGGCGAAAAGGTCTACCAGATACGAAAAATGCAAAAGGGCGGCTACCCTGCTCTGGAGGTGTTCGCCTGCGAGCACTGCATAGACGACTTCTCGACGTGGGTCGAGGACTTATAAGGAGGAAACTATGATCGCATTTACCAACGAATACAAGGACGCAAAGGTCAGCACCGGCGACTTCGTACGTCTGCCTGCAGGCGGCTACGTCGCACGGATCACGGCAGTCGAATACAAGAACGAGGACAAGCCGTACCTGCTCTGCACGTTCGACATCGCCGAGGGCGAGTACAAGGACTACTACGCGGACGACTGGGGCAAGGAGCATCCGTTCGCCCACCAGTTCCGCCAGTACAACACGCCGAAGTCGGCTGGAGCCTTTAAGGGGTTCCTGCGGAATATCGACCTGTCGAACGGCACCGACTTCGTCCAGACGAGCGAGGCCACCAAGAGCCTCGACGAGCAGAAACTGGTCGGCAAGTTAGTCGGCCTCGTCATCGGCTACAAGGAACGCGCCACCGATCGCGGAGAGGTCCGTGAGGTGTCCTACGTGGACAAGTACCGCACCGTCGACGGCATCCGCAACGGCCGCTACAAGGTGCCCGAACTCGTCAAGCTGCCTGCACAGAGCACTCCGCCTGCAGGCTTCGAGAACATCAACGCGGACGAGCTGCCGTTCTTCTAAAGATGTACCTCGTAGAAGATACGCGTCAACAGAAAAGCAAACACGAGCAGAAGCGCAGGACGTTTGAGGCGCACGGAGATCACGTTACTCGGTGCGCCCTGCCCTGCGGCGACTACGCCCTGTTCCCGACCGTGTCCATCGACACCAAGGCCTCGATGCTCGAGATCGCCCAGAACATCGGCGGCTCCACCGAGGAGCACGAGCGGTTCCGCAGGGAACTCATAAAGGCCAAGGAGAACGGCTGCCACCTGTACGTCCTCATAGAGAACGACGAGAACATCCGCAGCATCAGCGACGTGGCCAAGTGGGTCAACCCGAGGCTCATCGACAGTGACCGCGCCATAACCGGCGCGAGGCTCGCCAAGGCGATGGCTACTATGCAGGAACGCTACGGCGTGACGTTCTGCTTCTGCTCGCCAGAAAAGGCAGGCGACGCAATTCGCTACATATTGGAGCGTGGTAACTGATGGCAGAGAAAACAAGCTGGATAAAGATAGACCGAAACATACTAAAGTGGCGATGGTACCAAGACACAAACGCCAAGGTCGTGTTCCTGCACCTGCTTTTAACGGCAAACATAGCAGATCACGACTTCCAGCTCGACACGATACACCGAGGACAGGTGGCGACGAGCATCGGCAACTTGGCCAAAGCCGTTGGAATTACTTACGACCAAGCACGTCGTGCACTGGAACGCCTCAAACAGACCAATGAAATCACAATCACACGGAGGCCGAAATACCTTGTAATTTCAATAACTAACTACGGCAAGTACCAAGAGCGTGCCAAACAAACGCCAAGCAAATGCCAAACGGATGCCAAACGCACGCCAATAATCAAAGAAGTTAAAGAAGTAAAGAATACACCTAACGGTGTATATATACCGACGCGTGGGGAACTCGCGTCCTATGTTCGGGAGGAGGGCCTCAACGCTGATCCCGACGAGATATTCGACTATTACGAGGCGGTCGGCTGGAGGGTAGGGAGCAAACCTGTGAAAGACTGGAAAGCACTCTGCAGGAAATGGCGGTCATACGAGAAGCCGAAGAAGAAGCAGACGTTCGACGAGATGATGGCCGAGGCGATGCAGATATTGGACGAGAGGGACCGAAAGGAGGGCCGGCTGTGAAAGTGTTAATAGCCTGTGAGGAAAGTCAAGCCGTCTGCAAGGCGTTCCGCGCTAAAGGCCACGAAGCGTTCTCCTGCGACCTGCAGCACAGTTCGGGGGGGGCACCACAATGGCACATTTACGGAGATGTCCTGCCGATCATAAACGGCGACTGTATGTTCGTGACCGAGGACGGCACCGTACACCTGCAGGAGGGTCCGTGGGACTTGCTAATAGCGCATCCACCGTGCACCTACCTGTCGAACGCAGGCGCAGCTCGGCTCTATAAGGTCATAGACGGCGAAACGTGGATAAACCGCGACCGCTTCGAGTTAGGTATGGACGGCAAGGAGTTTTTCCTCAAGTTCTTAAATGCGAACTGCGACAAGGTCGCCATAGAGAACCCGACGCCGAGCGGAGTGTACCGAATGCCACCGTGCACGCAGGTCGTGCAGCCGTACGAGTTCGGCGATCCTTATATGAAAAGGACCTGCCTCTGGCTTAAAGGCCTGCCAAACCTGCGACCGACGTACAAGAGCGTCGTGGAACCTATCTGCTCGTGGGTCAGCGGAGGCAGTAAAAAGGCAGACGGATCACAACGAGAAAACAAAGGCACAGGCTACAGGAGCAGCTTGATGCGAAGCAAGACATTCCAAGGTATTGCGAACGCGATGGCCGAACAATGGGGATAAGGAGGTAACAATGACAAGGCACGAAGCAAACGACCTGTTCGGGTGGCTCAAGGACAGTTACCCGAGGAACTACGCGGATATGGACGCGAGGCGAGCAGCGACCACGGTCGACAACCTCGCGGACGTGTTCGGGCAGTATCCGTATATGGACGTCCTAAAGGAATACAAGCGGTTCTATAGAAGCCAGAAGAACGAACCGCATCCAAGCGAGATATTAGCAGGCCTGCGGAGGGAGGTGCGGACCGGCACGCGAGAGCCAGACGCTGATCCGTACGAGGTCCTAAAAGCCAACCCGAAATACTTCGAGATCGCGCAGGCCTATGGCGAACGCGCCACACGCAGGGCCGCCAAACTGTGCACGCAGACGGCCAGCATCCGCGAGCTGCTCTGGAGGCTCGAGGACGATATAGAGTGCAGGGAGGACTAAATGGCAAAGTACATAGATGCCGACAGGCTTGATGGTTGGGGAATAAGGTTATCTCGTACTACCGAGCGAGGGGATGAGGTTATAACGACAAACGCTATGGAATTGGCGAATGTGCTAACTGCCGCCGATGTAATAGAGGTGGTGCGGTGCAAGGATTGCAAGCACTACGCCTACGCAGACGGAGTGTGCAGACTACTGACGAACAACTACTATCCGCTTGTTGAAATGGACGAGGACGATTATTGCAGTAAAGGAGTGCGGAATGAGTAAGTACATATCAGCCGAAGTAGTAAAGGTGTATATGTTTGAAGCATACCCACTATTACAGAGAGAGTATTTAATCAATGCAATTAATGGTATGCCTGCCGCCGATGTAGCCGAGGTGCGGCACGGACGGTGGGAAAATGACGGTCATACACTCGCCTGTTCTAATTGCCACACGATAAACCTTCGTGGTGTTGCGTGGAACTACTGCCCGAACTGCGGAAGCCGTATGGATTTGGACGAGGTGGAAGAATGAATATACCATACCTAACTGATATACCGAAAGAAGAACGGGAAAAACGGTACAACAAATGCGTAAAGTGTGAAACGAGGAAGTGGTATGCCAAAAGACTTGATTTCCATTTTGATTGGGTAGATTGTCCGTATGATTGCCCGAATGACATAGAGCATTATGCAAGGAAGATGGACGAGGTG